AATTATGCCGAAAGGCTTGTGCGTCTTTGGACTGTTGCTGATTTAATCGCAGAGTTCAGACAAGACGAAAAGATGGAAAGCTATTTTAGAAATTCTGCCAACGATGCATACAGACAATTAAGCGTTATGTCTGACAAATCAGACGGTTCAGGATCACTTTCACTTAACTCAGCACTATTATAAGGAGACTACAAAATGGCTAATGAAACACTAGGCGGCATGAACCGCATTTTTAAAGGGCGATCCGGCACATGGACTTGCAATGGCGCAACTCCGGTTGTTGTCGCAAACCCATTTGTTACCACTAATTCCGTTGTTGTAACGACAGTAAAAACACCCGGCGGCACAGTATCCCCAACCCGTCCGAACGTTCTGACGATTACACCCGGCACTGGCTTTACGATTGCAGGCGTTGCTCTTGATACTAGCGTTTATAATTACGTCATTATTCTGTAGGTGAATTAGTGTCCACAACGACAACTAACTACGCTCTTATCAAGCCTGGTGTGAACGACCCCACAGACCAAGATTTGTGGGGCGGTTATCTCAATGATGACCTTGATAGCATCGACAGCCTTATGCTCACAGCTACCAATGATTTGGTAAATGCGCAAACAGGCAGCTATAGCGTTGTTGTTGGTGATCGCAATAAGCTTGTAACGATTGATGCATCCGGCGCAGTCGCAACGGTCGGCTTGCCAGTTGCGGCAACTGCTGGCGATGGTTTCCGCGTTACGATCAAGAAAATCGATAGCTCTTCAAACAGCGTAACGATTGACGGTTCAGGCGCAGAGACAATTGACGGCGCGGCAAACGTTGTTATTACAAATCAATGGACTGCCTTTACTCTGGTTTGCAACGGCACATCATGGGCGATTGCTTCAAAGTACAGTAAGTCAGGTTTAACGCAGCGTGAATATTTCAGAGTTGACGGAACCCACACGACCAAGTCAACAACTGTCCGTGTTTATGTCGCGGGTGCAGGCGGCGGCGGTGGTGCAGATAATGATGGCTCTGCAGGCGGAAATTCCACTTGTACAGACGGCGTTACCCTTGTGACAGCCAATGGCGGCGCAGGCGGCAAGGCAGCGTTTTCTGAAAGCACAGCCCCGGCGCATGGAACATGTACAAACGGCGATTTAAACTTAACTGGCGGCGGCTCTGTCGGCGGTGTTGCAGCTTGGCAGACATCCGGTTCTTTCGGTGGCCCCGGCACTGACGGAGCAAACGGAGGCTATGCGGTTAAGGATTATACTGTCGCTATCGGAGCCACACTTACGATTGTTGTTGGCTTAAAAGGTACGGCTGGTGCAGGCGGTGGAACATCTCAGGACGGTGTTGACGGTTACGTTATTGTAGAATGGTAAAATCATGGCTGCGGCTGATTTAGAACTAAGGCCAATTGATACGGTTGTAGGTGTGCAGCCCATAACCGACAAAACAGCGGTTTCAACACGTCATTATACGTATGCAGACAAAATCAGGTTTGAAGAGGGCGCAACCGGGAAGATTGGCGGCTGGCTTGCGTCTGAATTTGATTATGGCGCAACCGTAAACGGCACAATCCGCACGATATTTACGGACGTTATTAACGGCAAATATTATACCATTCTTGGCACAAATACACGTCTGTATGGCCTTATTGGATCGCGCCTTACGAATATCACCCCGGCGCAGACAACATCCATACCGATTGCAAACAGCCTTGCAACGCATTATGCGACACTGGCGAATAATCCTGTTTCTGTAACAACTGGCTCATTGTTTGCCACAATCACAGACAGCGAAGCGAACCTTTTTCAAGATGGCGATACGGTTGTTTTATCTGGCGTTTCAGGAAATCCGGGCGGCGTTCCGAATGCTGAATTAAACGCAACGCATATTATTAGAAACGTCACTCCAACAACCTACCAAGTTCCAATAGATACAATGCCAGTAACCGCAACGGGCGGAGGGGCAGCGGTTGTCAGAACGTCAGGGCTTGTGACTGTAACGGATGTAGCGCACGGGCAGATTGATGGCGATAGGGTAAAAATCAGCGGAGCAACATCATTCGGCGGCATTCTAAATACCGAAATTAATCTGGAATTTGTTATCCGCAATGTCTTGACAGATAGCTTTGACGTTATGACGAGCGGCGAGGCGACATCATCCGTTTCTGCGGCAGGCGGTGCTGGAACGATTTACTATCAACAAATAGCAGCTGGCAACTTAAATGAAGTTGTAAGCTATGGTTATGGCGCAGGATTATACGGCCTCGGACTTTATGGCACGGCGCTTATTTCAACAACCGGGCGGCTTTTCCCGCGCATATGGTTTGCTGATAGATACGCAGATACAATCGTTGCAACTCCCGGAAACCAGACAGGCGTATACCAGTGGCTTGGCAATACAGAAACCGCGCCTGCACTCGTAACTAATGCTCCCGCAGCAGTAAATTACATATTTGTTTCCGATAATATACTGGTGACTTTGGGCGCTGGTGCGATTGAAAACCGGGTATTTGCCAGCGACCAGAACGATATTACGGAGTGGACATCTTCAAGCGTTAATCAGGTATTTGATGATGATATTGAGGGCGCAAGCCGTCTTTTGTCCCATTGTCCGGTATCTGATTATAATTTGCTATTCACAGAATTCCAGACATACACCATGCGTTATATCGGCCTCCCATTTGTATGGGAGATCAAGCCGCTGGATGAAACAATCGGCATTATTGCCCCGATGGCGCGTGTATCGGCCAAAGGTATCGCGTTCTGGATGGGTAATGAGAATTTCTATATGTTCCGGGGTGGGACGGTAGAGGTTATCAGGGCAAATTCACAAAATGAAAGCACATGCCTTGATTACGTCTTTGAAAATCTGAATTACGGGCAAAAATCGAAGTGTTTTGCATGGTATAACAAGCAATTTAACGAGGTCTGGTTTCACTATCCATCAGCCGGAAGCAACGAATGCGACAGCGTTGTAGTGGTCAATATTCTGGATTTTACATGGAATATCCACACTTTCGACAGAACTGCGGCTGAATACCCCAATGTTAAGCTTAAAAACCCACGTTTGGCGAATGTCGGGACGCTTTACCAGCACGAATTGGGCGTAAATGCCGATGGCGCGGCTATGGAATGGACGCTTACAAGCGATAAGCGGTTCTATGGCAAGGATGACATTCTCGTAAAGGCAATCATTCCCGACAATATCCAGACTGAAAACATTTCATTTACTACGAACGGTTATCAGTATCCTCAATCTGTCAGCACCATATTTACAGCAACCGAAACCATAACCCCAACCACTGAGCGCGTTCCTCTGGCAGGGCAAGCGCGGTTTTATCAATACACATGGTCAGGCGATACCATCGATCAGGATTGGACTATGGGGACATGGTTTGAAGAAATCCAGAAAGGCTCACCAAAATGAAACAATATCCTACGCTTAGTCCGGATAGCCCGGAAGATCAAAAGGAATTCATGCGCTTTGCAATTAAAGAGCGCATTAACGATGTTAACGATTTTTCCAACCTGAAAAATGTCTTTATGTCTGGCCGTAAAGTGGGTAAAGTACCTACAGGAGCCGCAGATGTAACTGATGGTGACCGCGTTGGCGATTTTAATTATGACGCGTCATTTCTTTACATCTTAATTGATAACGCAGGGACAGCAGAATGGCGTAGAGCCATCCTGTCCTCGTTCTAAGGGGCTCCTATGGGATTACTCAGCGGCAAAACGACCACGATACCAGCAACGGGCTTTTATGCCCAACCTAAGCCATATCAAAATCTTTATAACGATTTAAGCGCGACAACAAACGCTGTCATGTACGGCCCTTACGGTTCCGGGCTTGATACCTACCGCCCTATGGATTTAACGGGCGGCGAGCAATCCGCGCTGGCTAAATTAAACGCAGGATTTGCACCAACGCAAGCAAGCCTGCAACAAGATATTGGCATGTTTATGAACCCCTATGAGCAAGATGTCATAGGCGGAATGAACAGGGAAGCGCAAGGCGCGAATAGCCTTGTAAATCAGGCTGCAACACGCGCTGGCCAGCAAGGTTCAAACAGATCATTTTTAGGCACAAGCGATGTCGAGCAAAACCGCCTGAATAATATCGGGCAGATGCGCGG